CTTGAACAGTTAAGATTAGACTTGGAAAATGACGAAGGTTGCATTAATGAGGTGTATTTAGATCATCTTGGCTATGCGACGTTTGGTATCGGTCATCTGATTGTAGATACCGACCCTGAGTACGGTTGTAATGTCGGTGAAAAAATTACCAATGAGCGTGTAGCAGAGGCGTTTGAGGACGATATCCAAATAACATACAACGACTGCCTCCGACTGTATTCAGATTTCGATATGTTGCCCAACGAAGCACAATTAATCATTGCAAATATGATGTTCAATCTCGGAGCAACTAGAATGGGCAAGTTCAAAGGCATGAAAGCTGGAGTGGATGCCCGTGATTGGCAAAAAGCCGCAGACGAAATGGTTGACAGTTTGTGGTATAAACAGGTTACTAACCGCGCAAATCGTTTAGTAGGTCGTATGCGGGCTTTAGGCGAGGCAGTATGAATTATGCCACTTAAAAAAGTTTTACTTAAATCTGGTGTAAATCGTGAAAATACTCGTTATACAAGCGAAGGCGGTTGGTTTGAGTGTGACAAAATTAGGTTTCGTCAAGGTACTCCCGAAAAGATAGGTGGTTGGGCGCGTATTTCTTCAACTACGTTTTTAGGAGTTTGTAGGGCGTTATTAAATTGGGTGACACTTAACAATGAAAAGTTTATTGGTTTAGGCACAAATTTAAAATATTACTTAGAACGTGGTGGTGCTTATTTTGATATAACTCCTATTCGTTCTACGATTGCGGCTGATGCATCAACTGCTAACAACTGTTTTACTGTCACTTCAGGTTCCACTACTGTAACTGTAACAATATCAAGTCATGGGGCATTAAACGGCGACTTTGTAACTTTTAGTGGTTCGGCGGCGGTGGGTGGAGTACCCGCAGGTGATTTAAATAAAGAGCATCAAATTTCATTAATAAGTGGTAACTCGTTTACCATAACAGTTGACACAGCGGCTACTTCATCTGTTAGTGGTGGAGGAGGCACAAGTATCGCCGCATCATTTCAAATTAATACTGGCCCTACATTTACCGTGCCTTTAGTTGGTTGGGCGGCGGCAACATGGGGTGCAGGCACATGGGGTTCCGGTGAATTTACCACAGACCAACTTCGTGTTTGGAGCCATTCTAATTTTGGGGAAGACTTAGTTTTTGGGCCACGTGGGGGAAGTATTTATTATTGGGATGCAACAAATGGCGTGACTACCCGTGGTGTTGAACTATCGTCAAGATCCGGTGCTTCCGATGCCCCATCAAAACAAAATTTTATTTTAGTATCTGACATTAATAGGTTTGTATTTTGTTTTGGTGCAAACACTATAGGCACTACAGTTCAAGATCCTATGTTAGTTCGTTGGTCAGACCAAGAGAATGCTGTAGATTGGACACCATCAGCAACAAACCAAGCAGGATCACTAAAACTTTCACGTGGTAGTGAAATAATAAGCGCAATTCAAGCACGACAAGAAGTTCTAGTATGGACTGATTCTGCACTATATTCGCTACAATATGTTGGTGCTCCTGCTGTATGGGGAGCGCAAATTGTAGGTGAAAATACTTCTATTGCCTCTCAAAATGCAATTGCTTATGCAAATGGTGTTGCATACTGGATGGGACGTGACAAATTTTATAAATATGATGGTAGAGCACAGCCCTTACGTTGCGACCTACGTAAGTACATTTTTAATGATTTTAACGTACTGCAATACGCACAAGTATTTGCGGGTACAAGCGAGGGGTATAATGAAATATGGTGGTTTTACTGTTCTACCGATAAAACTGAAATAGATCGTTATGTTATATACAATTATTTAGAAGATGTTTGGTATTATGGCACACTCGCTCGCACTGCTTGGTTAGATTCTGGGCTACGTGAATACCCACTTGCGGCAACTTATAGTCTAAATCTTGTGAATCACGAGTTCGGTGTCGATAATGTTGAAGGCGATACTAGTGCCGCCATTACTGCTTTTATAACTTCTGCTGAATTTGACATAGATGACGGACATAAATTTGCTTTTGTGCATAGAGTAGTTCCAGATATTACATTTGATGGGTCAACAACAGACTCTCCTTCAGTAACTATGTCGTTACTACCGTTAAAAGGCTCTGGGTCAGGGCAAAACTCTCCTCTCTCAGAAGGTGGATCAAGCAGTGGTGCAGTAACACGCACTGCAACGACTCCTGTTGAGGCATACACAAATCAGGTATTTATTAGAATACGAGGACGACAAATGGCTATGAAAATAGAATCTACAGGATCAGGAGTTAAATGGCAGTTAGGTTCTCCTAGAATTGATATGCGCCCAGACGGGAGAAGATAATGACTATTACTACTGATAATACAAATTATGGAGTATCCTTTCGTGCTCCAGCAATACCATACGCTCCCGCAGAATACGACCAACAGGCAATCGAACAGATTAATAGTGTTTTACGCTTATATTTTGCTCAGTTAGACACTGCTGTACGTAATGCTAGTACGTCTGACAGAGCCGAAGCAATAGGGTGGTTTTTTAGTTAATGCCAAATGTATATACAAATGCAAAGAAAGACTTAACTGGTACAAGTGTAACAACTCTATACACTGCTCCTGCGCTCACCACAGCCATAGTTAAATCTATTCTTGTGTCTGAAGATTCAGGTAACGCAGATACTATAACGGTTACAATCACCGATACCTCTAGTGCTGTATTTAGTATATTTAAAACTAAAGCTGTTAGTGCAAACGCTACAGTAGAACTACTAACAGCCCCGCTTGTTGTGCAAACAGGCGAAATAATAAAAGTTACTGCGGCTACCGCAAATAGACTGCATGTAATAGCCAGTATATTGGAAATAACCTAATGGTAATTGATAGCAGAGAACAAAAACTTGATATTTCTGATGTTATTTTACTGTCTGTAGAAGAACTTACTAAACCTGAACTTAGAGCAAAAATGCTTGCTTTAATTGCAAGAGAAACTGCATTACCTTCAGCAGATACGATCCAATTTGGTAACACAGTTTTTCTTACTCACATCAATGATGACAAGTCTAAATCAATAGGTCGGGCGTTTAATGTAGATACTGCACGTAATTTTAAACGTAACGGACTTAGATTTGCCGCGCATATACAAGATATGGGTGTACGTAAATACGTTACTATGTATGAAGATGATGTATACGATAGTTTATTTAAAAACTGGAAAAAACACTTTGATGAACAAAAAGTAGATAATGAAGAAGATCGTAGTAAATTAATTATAGGCAAAGCAAAAAAGAGTAATCAGACTGTTATATTTATTGAATTTGGTAAGGAACCTATTCTGTGAGTAATAGTGGAGTCCCAATTGTAGAAGACGTTGCTGGCACTGCTGGAGATATTGTAGAGACAATTGAAGAAGCAGTAAATAATGTTGGCGATGCAATATCTGATGTTGGCGAGTGGGTTGATGATACTGTTTTACAACCTGTAGTTGATGTAACCAAAGACGCATTAACTAACGAACTGGTCATGACTGTTGCAACTATTACTGCTAGTGTTTACGCACCTTGGGCAATTCCACTTATTCAAGGTGCATCCGTTGCCGCGCAAGGTGGGGATATTAAACAAGTCTTACAAGCCAGCGCAAAAGCATATGTTGCTGGCAAAATTGGTAGTGAAATTGGCGGCGCAGTTGGCTCAAGTGTTGGAGATGTTGCTGGACAGAGCGCAGGGCAAATTATAGGTTCAGCTACGGGTAGCGCATCTGTTGCCGCTATTACAGGTGGAGATCCAGTTGAGGCGTTTATAGCTGGAGGAGCACTTGCTTCAGTTCCAGTAATTATGGGTGAGTCTGAATATTTTTCCGATATCAATACAAAAATAAAAAACGATACAGCTACTGCTGGGGAGATAGCCACATATACAGCCGCGCAAACACTTATAACGTCTGCTGTTACAGGAAAAGAAGTTAATGAAGAGTTAGTTGCCGCTACTGCCGCAAGTGCTTATCTAGGTGGTGAACTCTTAAAAACTGTAGACCCAGATAATAACTTTAGTGAAGCTGAAACCGCTCTTGTTATGGATATGGTTGACTCGTCCATGAAGACTTATATTACAGGCGGTAATATACAAGACGCAGTTATGCGAGACATTGTAAAATATGGTTCTAAAGAATTTAAAGATTATATGGAAGATGATATAGGGCCAGCAGTTAGAAGAACATTCAATAAATATGCGTCTTTAGAGAGCAAAGCAGAAGAACTAGATGAGAACACCACATTAAGAAAAACAGCGTTAGATAATTTTGCTAGGTATGAAAACGAATATGAAGCTGAAGTTAATCAATTAGTAAAAAAAGAACAAAAAGCTATTGATGCACGTGAAGAAGTTCAAGCTGGCACAATGACAATAGAAGAAGCAAATATGTATGTTGAAGACTATGAGTCAAGTCGCACGCTCCTTGAAGAACGGATTGATAATTATTACGAAACAAACTTAGAAAATGCCGCAGAAGAGTACGTAAAATATGAAGACATACTTACTGAGATAACTGCTGACTACAGTGAGTTAATAACAGAGTTTGAGCAAGAAGCTGACCAGATAGATGAGAAATTACAACCTGCATATGACAATTTAAAAAGGTCTTTTGTGCAGAGTATGGATACAAACTTTAACCCAGAAGAATACGCAGAAATTGCCGCACTACCAGAGGATGTTGATCCTTACGACCATTGGTTACAGATTGGGCAGTACGATAAACTACCTACAAATTACGACACGGCTAAATCACTTGCAGAGGCAAATGAACAAGTTGCTGATGTTGAAAAACAACGTATTTATGAAGAAGCAATTACCCGCGCTGGTATTGGCGGGCGGGTGTCAGTAACCCCAGAATCAGCTAAAAACTTTTTTACAAAACTTGACCAACAATTTGGCGACGATGTTTCTGCACTTCGTGAAGTAGACGGGGCTACGAATGTTGCATGGAACCAACTAGAAGAACTAAATTTATTAGCTAGTTTAGATAATGGCCCTACGTTTGTTTCTCCACCCAAATTACCTGAGCCAGTACAACAAATAGTTGATAAATATAATAAAGGAAGTGCGTCTTTAGGTGACATTGAAAATGAGATAAAAAGTTTAGGGTATGAAATTCTAGAGCCACAATCACGTGTCTCTGATCCCGAGGCAGATATGACAGTAATAGGTATTGGTCCACTTGACGAATACAACGTGCTCCCTACTGGTGATAAAACTTCACTTGGTTCTAATTTTGAAGGTGAAATTTTTACAGATCCAAAAACAGGTAAAGATACATTTAGGCCAGTAAAAGACCCTTTTACATTTTTTCGTTGGAATCCAGAAACAGGACAGTCTGAAGAGGTAGAAATAGCTAAACGTAAGCCTGTACCAATTCAAGAACAGATTAAAAAAGATCCGCTTTTCTTTATGACAACATTTAGTCAAGCTGATCCAGAGATAACACAAAATATACAAGCCGCTACAGGCTTAGATAATTATTTTTTTGATATATCTAAGAACGCAATTGAACTAGCGCAAAATACTAACAATGATACAGCGATCAAACAGGCCACTGAAATATTAAAAACTGGCGATGTAGATGCAGGACAAAACTACAGTAATGTTGTCGGTAAAAACTCTGATGTTTGGGGTGATGAATACACACCAAATGATGAAGATGTAAACAATGTGCTAGGCACGGTTGCTGGTAACCCTGACATAGATTCGCAGACTGCTATTAATGAGTATGTTGACTCACGTTATGTCGATATTGGTGAAGTAAGAGAAGCGGCCTCTAGTCAAGGGTATGACATATCTGATGAAGAGGCTCAACAATACGTTGGTCAGTTTGACGAAGCAGAAACACTACCTCTTTATGAACAACAGTTTAGCCCTGCCGCTAGAGTCACTGGTGTGGAAACTGACTTATTGGGACTTCAAGGCAGTCTATCAGAATTAAAAGGTGATCTTGGAAGCGAAATAGGAGAATTAGCAGGGACAGTTGGTGGTCTTGGTGAACAAGTTAGTGGTCTTGAAGGTGATATTAGAGGGGGCATTGGTGCAGTCGGTGCTGGGCTTACAGGTCTTGCCAGACAAGGCCAACAGTTACAACGTGCAGGTCGTATAAATACGTTGCTAGGACTGTCAAATATAGGAAGAAGTGCGGCACAACAACCACCTCCAAAACAAGTTGATCCTGCTAAAATTGGTTACTTATATGATATTAGTGGCGAAAGCATTTTTGCTACGCCGCAACAAGAACAGTTATTTGCTTTACCTTATAACAAAGGTGGTAATATACATAGTTCAAATGCAGAGCTATTAAATTTATTGAGGAATAAATAATGGCTGATTACTACGACGACTATGAAGAGCTTGGAGCCGATGAAGACTCAAGTTGGTGGGATACAATATCTGATCTTGGCTCTTCAGCACTTGAATACGTCACTGAAATAGATATAGGAACAGGAGGCCAAGAAGGTTCTGGGCTTTTAGATGACATATATCAAATAGGTAGAGGTCTGGTTGTTGATGACAAAGGTAATTTTAGTCCTACAAGATTAGCAGGAAGTGTAGCGGGAAGTGCAACAGGTATAGCACAAATTGCTCAATTATTAGGACTTATAGATGACGACAAAAACCAACCTGTAGTAGGTTACCAAGGTAAAATACCAGATTACACAGCAACGCGTTCTCGTGTCGCTGACACTTATGATCCAACTCGTAGGCCGGGTAGTGGCGGGCAAAGATATTTTTCTGATGTAGTTTTTGCATCTGGTGAAGGCATACCTACTGCACAAGCCTCTACCGCAGAACAAGCGGCGACGCTAAGAGAATTAAATATTGCAAACCCTGCACAACAACGCACGCCTGTTACCATGATGCGCGGGGGTATCGCTCGTCTATCTAATGGTGGACAGCTTTCACAACAAGAAAGAGCCGCCGCCGCTTTCTCTGGTTTAGATGCTAAAAGCGCAGAAATGGGGGAACAAGGTATCACTAGCGAGTTTATGTACAACGGTAAAAAACGACTTGGCTTTGAAAATGAAGAAGCTAAAGCGGCCTATGAAATTAACGAAATTCTTAGAAAGTTACGTGCTGGTGAAATAACAATAGAAGAAGCCGAAGAATTTATGCGCCAAAATCAACCGCCGCAACAAATGCCTCAACCTGTACAATCAACAACACCGATGGGCAACAGTATGGCGCAAGGTGGTATCGCATCTGCCTTACCCACAGGAACAGGTAGATATTTAGGTGGTACAACTGATGGTATGGCAGATCAAATACCTGCCATGATTGATAACCAACAACCTGCGGCTTTAAGTGATGGTGAGTTTGTAATACCTGCTGATGTTGTTAGTCACCTTGGTAACGGTAATTCTGATGCAGGGGCAAACCAATTATATAGCATGATGGATAGGATTCGTCAGGCTCGTACTGGAACAAAGAAACAAGGAACGCAGATAAACCCTAGCAAGTTTATGCCATCGTGAGGTAAAAAATTATGAGTACAACTGCGGATACTATTGGTGCTTCTACTGCAATTGATGACCCGTTAGCAGGAAAGCAAACTGCTACGGAATCTTCATTATCCAGTTATGTTGGCCCATATGTCACAGATATGCTTGGTAAGGGTCAGGCACTATCAGAACTACCTTATCAAGCGTACACAGGGCCACTTACCGCAGGAGAATCGGCGGCACAAACATCAGCATTTGAAGGCATTGCTGGTTTAGCTATTCCAACAGAACAAATGGGTGCATTTACACCAGATACATTTGGGGCTGAACAGGCACAAACATATATAAACCCATATATACAAGCGGCATTACAACCACAAATTGATGAAGTACGCCGTCAATCAGAGATACAACGTCTGCAAGATGCGTCACGACTAACTCAAGCAGGTGCATATGGTGGTTCTCGTCAGGCAATTATGGATTCTGAACGTGACCGTAATTTACTACAAAACATAGCTAATATTACTGGCACTGGTTATGCCACTGCGTTTGATCGAGGTAGACAACAATTTAATGTTGAACAAGACCGACAACAACAGGCACAGACTTTAGCTAATCAATACGGTCTTTCAGCTTTGACTAGGCAAGCTGAGTTGGGTGCTATACAAAGAGGTATAGAATCTGAAGGTATAGAAGCAGATATGGCACAGTTTCGAGAGGAACGAGATTACCCGTTTAGACAAGTGCAGTATCAACAGTCTCTCTTACAAGGGTTGCCATTGGCAACACAGACTTATGCTTATCAACAACCTAGTGGGGTAGCTGAACTAGCAGGTCAAATATCTGGAATCGGTTCTCTGTATCAAAGTTTATTTGGGTGACAACTATGATTAATCGCGGCATCGACGATCAAATCTCACAAAGAATTATGGCGAGTGGGGGTAACCCACAAAAGCTAATGCAAGATTATAGTCGAAAGAAAGAATTGTTAGATTTGCTTGCGCTTCAAAGGTTAAAAAAACAAAAAGAAGACGTTATGCGCGATATGCAATTGTCTTTGCAAAATAACCCACAAACAATTAAACAACAACGAGAAGCACAAGTTGCTGAACTAACTAAAAACGAACTGGCACAACAAGTTGGGCAGACAATGGCTCAACAACAAGCACGTTCTCAACAAAACGTACAACGTGTTGCACAAGCAGGATTACCTAATGCACCTGCACCAAATATGCGTATGCAAAATGGTGGTATTGTTGGGTTTGCAGGGCATACAGGCTCACAAGTGCAAGGGAAATTTGGGCAATTTACCCCTATGCTACAACGTCCGCCTGTTCCAGCTAGTCAAATCTATGGGTCTGCCCAACAGAGAATTAAACAAATGTTTACTGGGGATGATAGTCCAACAGAGGCAGAGTTAAGAGTACTTGGATATTCTAAGGCCGATTTTGAAGCACTACCAGACAACACTAAAACTCAAATATTGCAAAAAATTAGTAAACAACGAGAGTACCTTTCAGAGCAGGTAGAAGACACACCTTCAAACATACCTCTTTTTTCTGGTAGAAGAGCTATAGAAGCGGAAATGGAAAGGCGAAAAAAAGTAGGTGATACATCTGTACCCGATGCAAGAACTGATTATTCCTTAGAAGAAACGACAGCACCCATGTCTGTTGATGATCTTTTGAGTCAAACACAAACACAAACACAAACTCAACCTAAAACAAGCAGTCAGTTCTTGCCTGAGTCAAGTGTTCCGTCTACTTATGGCGAAGCAGGGTCTAGCGAAGCTGGCAGAGAAGCAATAAATCGAGTAAATAAAGCGTTAGGGGAGCAAGAGCCAAAACCTAACCTTTTTGCTAATGTAGGAATTACGGCTGACAAAGTTGGAATACCTACTGCTCGACCAGACCTTAAAGCAGAGGACTATGAGCCAAATTTACCAAGTCTTGAATCTTTTAAAGACCAATATAAAGCTATACAAGATGTTGATGTAGAGCAAAAAGGGACAGAGGCTTTTGACAGAGTTCAGAATAGACTTGGCGATACCGAAGAAGAAAAAGCAGGAATACAAGCACTAATAGATGAAAGAAAAGAAATAGAACAAGGCTTACTTGACCCAGAGAAGCTAAGAACTCAACGAATATTTTCACAACTAGCAGGTATGGCAAGTAGTAGCACTGCGGGTATTGCAGGGGCGAGAGGTACAATCGCTGGCCTACAGGCAGAAAGAGCACAAGAACAAGCACAACAAGACTTATTTGAGAAGAGAAAGGCAGACTTTGATGAAGTGCTTGCTCGGAGTAGAACGGTTAGAGAAAAAGGAAGTGTGGCTGAAGAAAGTACAAGAAAAACTGAACAAGCTAGATCAGATGCCGCTCTTGGAAAACAACTTGATATAACTAACGAAGAAAGAGAGGCGGCACAAAAAACAGCAGATCGTCTTTTAAGTGTAGATCAAGCTAATTTGACAGCCGCTGATAGACAACGCGCATTGGAATTAGAAGCCGCTTTAAAAGTTGCTGACCAACAATTTACTTTAGGTATAAAAACAATTGAAGGTACTCTAGCACAAGAAAAAAATGAAATTACAAGATTAGGGTATGAAGCAAAAAGCATAACTGCTAAACAACAAGTGCAACAACAAATACTTGCCTCAATTGGTAAAATTGAAAGTGCATATACAAAATTGTTTGTAGAAGCACGTGAGAAAGCAACGCTTCTTGGTGGTTCTCCAGAAGAAATAACCGCACGTCTTCAGGCTCTTTCAGAACAACAAAATGAAGCAGTAGAGCAATCCACAAAAGAACTACGAACATTAAATAGACAATTACAACAAGAAATTAGTGGGTTTAGCGCACCAGTGAGAAAACCATAACATGCCTTTATACACAGGAATTGGGCCAGACGGGGCTGAATACGAAATAGAAGGCCCAGAAAATGCCACCCAAGACCAAATTAATCAAGCTATTGCTTATTATATTGATCCTGCGGAAGATATAAAGAAACCAACAGAACTAACCGCTGGTCAACAAGCATATATTGATAGTATTAAAGTAGAACCTGAAGAAGAAGAAGAATCAGGATTTGTTGAAGATATACTTACCGGACTTACTTCTGGTGCTGTAGGTTTATTTGAAACAGCCGCGCTTGGTGCGGCAACACTGCTTGAGGAAGATAATGAAACTGCCGCTAGAGAAGTAATTAAAAAAGCCGCTGATGCTATAACCCCCGAAGGTGGTGACAAAGAAGCTATTACCTACAGATTAGCGCAAGGCGTTGGTTCGATTCTTGGGTTTTTCCCCACTGTCTTACTTGGCCCTGCCGCTCTACCAGCCGCAGGTGCGCTTGCTATTGGTGCTGGTTCTGGCGAAGCAAGTGAACGTGCCAGAGAAGAAGATGCAACAGAAGAAGAACGCTCCACAGCCGCTCTTAAAGGCATACTTCCCGGCGCATTAGAAATCATACCTCTTGGACGTATATTTACAAAATTACGTGCGCCATTCGCTGAAGAACTTGTAAATAAGTTTGGGCCAGAGGAGGTCACAGATTTTGCCAGTAGGATTAAGAGAGCAGGTGTTACTGGAGGCGTTGAAGCCGCACAAGAAGTTGCATCCGAAACATTACAAAATTTAATTGAACGAGGGTATAACCCTAGTCAAGAAATAGTAGAAGGTCTTGGAGAAGCTGGCACTATCGGTGGCGGTGCTGGTGCAATAGTTCAACTTCTTGTTGATTCATTTGCAGGTAAAAAAGTATCCAACAAACAACGTGAGTTATTAGAATTACCACCTCCACAAGATAAATTACCACCTCCACAAGATAAATTACCGCCCGGCACTGGGTTTCAACCTCAGACGTTGCCTGATGGGACTGTAGCTAATACCCCAGAAGAATTAATAACGTATCAACTTACACAACAAGAAGAAACTAGACCTAGAGGACTACCTGCACCACAAACTAAAGAAGAGTTACAAGAACGTGTAGAGGAGTTAGTTGCTGAAGGTAATCTTGAAGAAGCCGCAAAAGTGCAAGCACAAAGAACGACTATTGAAGACCGTGAACTTAGAGGTAAACTTCCTCCCACTGCGCGAGCAGTGATTGAAGAACTTGAAAAACCACCTGCTGAAGTAGATGTAGTTGCAGAACGTGCTAGAGCAAAAGCCAAAGAAGCAAATGAACGTAGAGAGGCACGACGTAGAGGTTTAGCTTTTGAAGAAAAAGAACGTAGAAGAACAGGCGACTTATTTCCGCTTCAGAGTCGGGTGGCTACATTTGAACGTCCAGAACCAGAAGATAGAAGCACTCAACCACGTTTTATTGACCAACAACAAGAATTAGCAGGTATAGAAACGCGTCCAGAAGCAGAGACTCGTTTACAACGCGAACAACAAATGGAGATGTTTAATAGACAAGGTGGTATTCGTAGACCCCCACCACTAACCACTCCAACTACTGTTACACCAAAAACTCCACGTCCAGAAACACAACCTGATTTGTTTACACGTGATGAACCACAACAGGGTGAAATACTTGGCCCTCGTGGGGGCGCACGTCGTAGCCGTAGAGCAGATTTTGAAGCACGTCCACCTCAAAGGCTCACTGCTACCGAATCTCAAGACGTTGACAAAAAACCTAAAAAAGTAACAAAAACAGACTTAAATAGACTTGGTATTGTAAAAACTGCCCCTGTTATTAAACGTGTTGTAGGTCGTGACCTATCAAAACCTGAAGACATGGAATTTGTACGTAAACAACTTACTGATTACGTGAATCAACCAGAAAACAAGGTGACCGAAGGCACTAAATTTAAAGTAACTAAGTTCTTAGAGAATGTGCCTGATGAGCAAATGCAACTATTCGATACACGTGGGCGGGTGTCAGAGGGTGCGAGGCAAGCGAGGACGGAAGATGTTGAACCTAGACAACTTGAACAAGAAACAGATAGAACTAGCATTCCAACTATTGTACCGACACCCGATATTCGGGGCCAACAGACTGAACAGGCCGATACGAGTGCCAGAGGCACTAGAGCACCTGAACCAAGACGATTGGATAGCCCTGATACTGACACTGGACGACCTGATAGAGCAAAGGAAGGAGAACCCGCTCCATTAGCTAAACCCAAACCGACAACTAAAAAAACTATACAAAAGCTAAGGAGCAAAAAAAGTGCAGACGCGAAGACTCCTGAACCAGAAAAGAAAAAAGAGGTTAAGACGGAGACACCTACTACATCCCCGCCCCCGGCAAAAACTGATACAACACAGCTAGACAGGTCTGCACAAGTAGCTATACCTGAAACTCTGACCCCTAGCCGCATCAAAAGTAGAGAGGAGAAACGAGAGGCACAAAAAGCAAAAAAACTAAAGAGTGAAGCAAAACCAAAACGAGTTCCGTTACGTGTAGCAACTGAAGGGGATCAAAAATTAAAAGAGGCACGTGATAGTGTGGTTAAGGATCAGTCATCAGAGTGGTATAACACCATCTATGATTCTTCTAAAGAAAATGTCGCCACTGAAACTGATAAAACAACAATAGCCAGTGTCCTTAATCGTGTTGCAGACCCTCAAGAAGCCCAAAAAGGCAAACAAGATCCTCTAAAAGCGGTTAGATTATATTTTGCAAAAAAACCACGTATTGAAGATGCAATTACTTTAATAGCACATGATTTATTGAATGGTGGTACAGGTAATTCGGCATACCAGTTTACCCCTACCTCAGACAAATTAAAGGGCAAAGACGCACCTGAGTTAGATATAAAGGCTTTTTCAGATATTACTGTAGCAGAACAAAAAGCATTTTTTTCTGGACAAGGTAATAAGGAAGTTGCGAAAGCCGCATCAGAATGGATAAGTGGTAATTTAAGTCCTGCGGTAAATAAACTGCTTGAAGAAAGAATTAAAGCAGAAACTATAGAATTTAATAAAATTGCAAGAAGACAAAGTGGCAAAAAATTTGATTTTGTCATTGAAAGTCGAAAAGCAGAAGAACTAAGAGTACGAAAAAAAGAAGCGGATGAACGAGCAGAAGCCGCATCAGATCGCAAAGCTGAAGATTCAGTAGGCACTGCGCTCGGCAAAGAATTTGGAGAAGGTGTAACTCAAACAATTGGAGATACTGTATCTAGCACGATGCAGTTATATACCCGTCTAGGGAAAATTGCTGACCAAGATTTGGTTTCTGATTCGGATCGTGCAAATGCAGACATATCTGACCAAATAACTTTTGGACGTGATCTTTTAGATGGTTTAGATTTATCAAAAGATGCTGTTGCGGCCTCATCTGCCCCACTTCATCCAGAAATTATAGCCGCCCTTAAAGAAGGTTCTATTGTAAAAGCGTTACAATATCTAGCCGCTACAACACAGAACACTCGCGTGCGAAACGCCGCTATTAAACTAGCTGAAGTCGCTGGCACTACAAAAATATCAATAACAACTAAACTACCTGAAAATATTGTAGGTAGATTTGTTCCAAAGACAAACACAATAGAAATCAGACCAGACGCGGGTATGAATGCACATACTATATTGCATGAAATGGCGCACGCGGCTACGTCAGCTACATTAGCAAAACCATCCCATCCCATGACAAAACAACTTACACAGTTGTTTGAAGACGTAAAAGACCGACTAGACACCGCATACGGTGCGACTAGTTTAGATGAGTTTGTAGCAGAAGTATTTAGTAACCCAGAGTTTCGTTCAAAGTTAGCTTTGATGAATACGAAAGGCTCTGAGTTAAATGCACTCCAAAGAGTGATGAACTCAATCGCAAACTTCTTACGCAAACTGTTTGGTATGAACACTAAGCCACCAGCTAGTTCGGCGTTGACAGAAGCTGATCGGTTAATTGATAACATCTTAGCTCCTGCTCCTGCTACCCGTAATGCTGGTATGTTAAACATGATATCCGGTCTTGGGTCTAAAGAAGTGCAGGATTTCACAAAAGGACTTGGAGGTAGTTATAAAAAGACTATAGACGATATAAAAAATCAAACATCAAAAAGCGACTTTTTGGCAAGGGTCTATGACTTTCTTACTCTCAAATCAAAATCATATAATTTACCAAAACAAGCATTTTTCATGGCACTACCTGCTCAATCATTTTTAGTTGATGTGCTTGGTATGGGTCGTTTCGCAGTGACGGGTAAAGTAGCTGAAAGTAACCCCGAATTAGCGGGTAAAATAAAGGGTGCAGAGCTTTTCGAGTTATTTGAGCTACAAGAAGGAGCCATGAGTAGGTCTGATAAACGAGCAGATGGCATGTTAACGATTTTGGAAAACTGGGCTAAAAACAATAAAGGATTAGTAGAAACTTTTAACAGCGTAGTTCACAACAGCACGATACAACGAGTTGATCCTAGTAAGAAGGAGAGTGATTACTCAGGTGAACAACTTACAGCATATAAGGCACTGCGAAAAGACTATGATAGTTTAGGAAAAGACGGACAAGATTTATACAAAACTTTACGTGATTTCTACTTTGAAGATTACAAGAAAATGAAAAAAGTTGTAGAGGGTCGTATTGATAGTTTAGTTGATGAGAAAGGTAACCCTGCTCCAGAAGAACAAAAAGTTGCACTTAAAAACCAAGTATTCGCAAGACTATTTGATAAACAGAATATAGAACCATACTTTCCGCTCACACGTAATGGTGATTTTTGGCTGTACTATGAGTACAACGGCGAGCCAGTTATAAGGGCATTTACCAGTAACGTATCAAGAGATGCGACCATAGCTGATATTGAAACTAATCCTGATGTTACAGGAATACAGACATACGCAGAAAGAAGTTCTATATCATTTAAAAATGCGCCTCCACAATCTTTTGTCGGACAAACACTAAGACTTTTAGAAAAAGCTAAAGCAAGCGACTCGACCAAAGAAGAATTTATTAATATGTTCATAGACACATTACCAGAAACGTCTTTTGCTAAGTCTTTACAAAGACGAGAAGATAAACTTGGTTTTAATGAAAGTGCTACAGAAGCGTTCAGACTAAAAGCCTTTGATATAGGGCGACAGGTAGTTCGTATGG